CAGCAGGCGCGGGCGATCCTGCAATTGCCTTCCAGCCCTTAACCTCGTTGCTGGCGTCGTATTGGCCGTCAGCCGGTCGAATAGCAACTTTGATTTGACAGTTGCCGCCGATCAACTGATCGGTATCGGTCAGACTGGCAACGCCAATCGCTCGCATCAACTGACCGAGCTGTTGACGCCCGATCTCTTCGGCCTTGGGGTTTGGGTTGCGAATGTTAAGATTCGCAAAGACAACCCGGCCTTCATGACTCGGTCCTGTCACATCGTAGCGAACGCGCAGATACTGACCCGTACCGGCCTTGGTGTCTTTCAAATCAACCTCGGTGATGCTAGCCGAGTACCAGCCAGCCGGGATCGGCTCATAGGTCTGAGATTCCGGCATATCAGCCGCGTTGTAAGTGTCACCTAAAAATGCCATGTCAGTTCTCCTCTAGGGTGATGGCGAAGGAAGGACGGCCAGGCTTGGCTTCGATAGCACGCGCAAGCTGTCCGGTGATTGAAGGGTCGGCGGCTTTCCAAGCCTTAAGGTTCAGTTCCGGCTTCCATCGGAACAACGAGGTCAAGTGATCAGTCAGACCGGCTTCGGCGGCGAGGTCTTGCAGCATGTCTGAGTCCACCTTGCGATTCATGCGCGTGGTGATCTTAACTTTGTAACCATCAACTTTCGTTGTTGTTACCCCTTCGGTGTTTTCATCAACTCCGATCAAAGTGACCAGTTCATCTTCAATGTCTCTGCGTTTGGCAGTAGCCACACGCTCTGCCTCTTTGGCGTCAAGCCAATCATGATAAAGACTCATGCCTGCTCTCCAGTGATCTTGTTAATAACGGCACCAAGGTCCGGCGCTTCCCAGGCATCGAGCTTGCCGCTACGGTCTTTTGCAGCCCACAAGCCGTCTGAGTCGCACATCAGCGCCCGCTGGCTAATACCTTCCGCATCGCGCTCCACGCGCAACGCCAAGACTTCATCGAAGAAGTAAGGCAGCGCCTGCCCAGTCTTATTGCCTGGCATGGAAGGTGCGTACAAGACCCTGCCCATCTCGTCCTGAGTCTTCTCTAGCTTTGCCGAGAAATAAACGTGCCGCCCTGGCAGGTCGCGGAAGGCGCGGATAATCTCGCCCATCTCTTCTTGCATCTGGCCGTATGCCTGACGCGGATCTTTGCTTTTCCGCTTCTCTGTTGCCAAGACAACCTCGGCAATCTCGCTGATGCTGTCCAACGCCACGCTCTTGAACTGCGAGGCTTCCTCGCTGTCGGTCAGCCATTTGTAGGCTTCCCTGAGAGTCTCGATGTCGGTGACTTCGATGTAAGGCAGATCCTGCCCACTAAGGCTGAGCAGGCCAGCCTCGGCAGACAGGACAACAGGTGCTGGAAGCGTAGCCACCAACGATGTTTTGCCGGCTCCAGCCTGGCCGTAGACCAGACACTTGACGCCGTTAGTGACAGCCAGCTTTGCTGTCGATTTAAGCTGAATCGCCATCTGGTGATCCTCGTTGTTGCCTGCGGTCGGCACCATGCCGGTTGCAGGTTGGTTGACATCTTAGGTGCTAGGGTTTACCTTGTCAACACCCCAGCAGACAAAAAAGAGGATTCAATGCTGACCCTAGACCAGATCAAGGCCAAGCTGGAAGACCGCCAGACAACCAAGGTGGCCGAGGCAACCGGCCTCAGTCGCCAAACAATCTACGAGATTAGACGCGGGATTCAGACGAACCCGACACACGAAACGCTCAAGCGGTTGAGCGACTATTTGGAGGAAAGACCATGAACTGTATCGACCAGCGACATGAAAAAAACTGGAGCATGTACCACGGGGATTCGGTTGAAGTGCTGGGAGGGCTGCCCGGTTATTCCGTGGGTTACAGCATATTCAGCCCTCCGTTTGCCAGTCTCTACACTTACAGCAACAGCCCAAGAGACATGGGCAATGTGCGCAATCATTCTGAGTTTTTTGAGCATTTTGATTACCTTATCCAGATGCTCAAGCGCGTCATGATGCCTGGTCGAGATGTTAGCTTTCATTGCATGCTGATGCCGACTAGCAAAGAACGTGATGGCTACATTGGCCTGCGTGATTTTCGAGGCGACTTGATCCGCGCATTTCAAAAGCATGGTTTTATTTATCACTCAGAAGTCGTGATCTGGAAAGACCCAGTGACCGCAATGCAGCGCACCAAGGCGCTCGGCTTGCTGCATAAGACAGTTCGCACCAATGCTGCTATGAGTCGCCAAGGCATCCCTGATTATCTGGTGACAATGCGAGCGCCAGGCGAGCAGGTTCAAAAGGTGACTCATGCGGCTGAAAACTATCCAGTCGATAAATGGCAGCGCATTGCTAGTCCTATTTGGACTGACATTGACCCCAATGACACACTGCAATATCGCAGCGCAAGAGAGCATGACGACGAGCGACATATCTGCCCATTGCAGCTAGAAGTGATTAGACGCGGCATTGAGTTATGGACTAACCCTGGTGATATTGTTTTATCGCCATTTGCCGGGATTGGGTCTGAAGGTCATGTTGCGCTGGAAACTGAAAGAAAGTTTGTCGGCGTTGAATTAAAAGATAGCTATTACAAGCAAGCTGTTGTTAACCTTCAGAACTTTGGAAAACAGTCTGATTTGTTTGCGGAGTTATAACATGAGCTATTCAGGATTTGTTGAGAACAAATTGAGAGCGCATCAATCTCATGGCTTCAATGCTAAATGGCTAAACAAAAATGATCTTTTCCCACATCAACACGCATTAGTTGAATGGGCTTGTCGTAAAGGCAGAGCAGCTATTTTTGCTGATACCGGTCTTGGCAAGACGCGGATGCAGATTGCATGGGCGGCATTGGTTCATTGGCATTCTGGTCTGAATGTGATGATTCTTGCACCATTGGCAGTTGCAGAACAAACCAGGCTTGAAGCATTGAAGATGGGGCTTGAGATCACCCACGCAAGAGAACCAGAAGATATCAAATCGGGGGTCAATATCACAAACTATGATCGGATTCACAAATTCGATTGCAGTAAATTCGGCGCTGTTGTTTTGGATGAATCGAGCATCATCAAACACCATGATGCTAAGACGCTTAAACTGCTGATGGATTCTTTCGCTCATGCCGACTATCGGCTTTGCGCAACAGCAACGCCAGCGCCGAACGATTGGACTGAGCTTGGCACTCATGCTGAGTTTTTGGGCGTCTGTACTAGATCAGAAATGCTGGCAGAGTTTTTTGTGCATGATGGCGGTGAAACACAAGTCTGGAGATTAAAAGGCCATGCTCGCAGTGTCTTTTGGCGATGGGTTTCATCATGGGGCGCAATGATTCAAAGTCCTGCTGATTTGGGGTTTGATGCAAGCGCATATGACTTGCCGCCATTGTATGTTGAACAAATCACCGTTCAAAATGATCAGAAAGCGCCAGAAGGTCAACTGTTTGCACTGGAGGCGCAAACACTGAGCGAAAGACGACAAGCCAAACGAGATAGTTTGAAGTATCGCGTTAAGGCTTGTGCTGATTTAGTCAATCAAAGCAATCAACCTTGGGTGATTTGGTGCGAATTAAACGCTGAAGGTGACGCATTATGCGCAGCCATATCAGATGCGGTTGAGATTAGAGGCAGCGATAAACCAGAACAAAAAGAACGCGCATTAATGGATTTTGCAGAAGGTAGGATTCGCGTTCTGGTGACAAAGCCAAAGATTGCCGGATTTGGATTGAATTGGCAGCATTGTTCAAATGTTGCATTTATTGGTGTCGTGGATTCTTATGAATCTTATTATCAAGCAATCCGCAGATGCTGGAGATTTGGGCAAACAAAAGAAGTGACCGCTTATCTTTTTGTTTCCGATCTTGAAGGGGCTGTTAAACGCAACCTTGAGCGCAAGGAGCAAGATGCCAAAGCAATGATGGAGTCATTGCGGGTTGAAACAGCAAGTGCTGTGCTTGATGAAGTCATTGGGCAAAAGAGACAAACTAACCAATATGATGCCAGTCAGCCAGTCAAACTTCCAAGGTTCATGAAGTGACCGGCCCGATCGCCCTAGCGGCAACTGCCCTGCTGGTCTTCGGCAGGGCGATCCAATCTCAGAACGTCATCCACGGCCATTATGTTGCCGCCGCCCTAACGCCATACCTGATTGCAGCCGGTGAGATCGCGGTTGTTGGTGCTATTGTGGTTGATGGATGGGCATCATGGCCCTGGATCGGCACAGGCGGCGCTGTCGGCGCTGTTAGTGCTATGTGGCTACATCGATACATTAGGAGGAAACGTGGCCGATCTGACTAACATCCTCGGCGGTCCCTGGCGACCGCCAGAACCTAAACGGGTTGACCCGCCAGAGCGGCAACTCATGGACGCTATGATCCGCGCAGGCCTGACGCCACCGGATC